TTTAATTTATTAATGCGTTTTTCTATATTATGCGTCATCATTTCTCCTTTATTCTCGCTCACACTCTCACCACCATTCAACGTCTACACTTGTAGACGTTTTTTGATTAGTAAAATCATAATGAATCTTCTTTGGTTAACTTATCGCCATCTATTTTTTGTGAAATAAATTCCAAGTATTTACGCGCATTATGTGACGATAAATCTTTAGGTAACTCATAAGTGAATGGTTGATTACCACTAGTTAAAACTTCATATACTATAGTTTCTTTTTTTATTTTGCAATTTTTTATTTTCATTATAAACTTCCTTTCAAACACTGCTGAAATAGACGTCTTTTATATTAAAGCGCCACACAGGCGCTGTTAATCACAATACAACTTTGCCCATTACTTTAATATTACTAAACGAAGCGACTTTGATATCATCATACTTCGGATTTAGAGATACCAAATTAATATAGTCTTCGCATATATCTACACGCTTGATAAGACTTACTCCATCTAATACAACGAGTGCAATTGTACCATCTTTAATAGAATCTTCTTTCTTAATAAAAGCGTATGTTCCTTGTTTTAACATAGGTTCCATTGAATCACCATTAACTAAAATACAAAAATCAGCATTTGATGGCGTTTCGTCTTCTTTAAAAAATACTTCTTCATGCAATATGTCATCATATAATTCTTCTCCTATGCCAGCACCAGTTGCACCACATGCAATATACGATACTAGTTTAGACTCTTTATATCCATCTATAGAAGTGACTTTATTCTGTTCTTCCAATTGTTCATTTGCATAGTTAAGTACGTTTTCTTGGCGGGGAGGTGTGAGTTTGTTGTATATGGAAGTGATGCCGTTATCGTCTTTGTATGTAGTATTTGATTCACTATACAAATCATTAATCTTCACATTGAAGTACTCAGCCAAAATTTTGGCAGTTGATAATCGAGGTTCTTCCTTTTCATTTTCCCATTTTGATATCTTGCCTTTCGTTAATTTCATTAAGTCGGGATATTTATTATTAAGATCAGTTGCTAATTGTTCCATAGTCATATTTTTATTTTTTCTTAGCTTCTTTAAACCTTCACCAATACCCATACGAAACCCTCCTTATATAAGATAATTTCATTATAAAAGTTTCGAAAACGAAACGCAAGGAAAATATTATTGCAAAAGTTGTTGACATCGAAACTTTTATGATGTATTCTTAAATCAAGTTGTTACAAACGAAACAAAAGGAGGGGGTTCAATGACAACTAGTGTAGCAGATAAACCATACTTAAAAATAAAAAGCTTGATTGCACTTAAAGGAACTAACCAAAAAGAAGTTGCTAAAGCAATCGGAATGAGTAGAAGTTTATTGAGTATAAAGATAAATCGAATTAATGGCAGAGATTTTACAACTTCAGAAGCTAAAAAATTAGCAGATCATTTAAATGTTAAAGTTGATGATTTTTTTTAAACTTTAAGTTTCGAAAGTGACAACTAAATAAAAATAAGGAGGACACTATGGAACAAATAACGTTAACCAAAGAAGAGTTGAAAGAAATTATAGCGAAAGAAGTTAGAAATGCTATAAAAGGCGAGAAACCAATCAGCTCAGGTGCAATTTTCAGTAAAGTAAGAATCAATAATGACGATTTAGAAGAAATCAATAAAAAACTCAATTTCGCAAAAGATTTGTCGCTAGGAAGATTGAGGAAGCTCAATCATCCGATTCCGCTAAAAAAGTATCAGCATGGCTTCGAATCAATTCATCAAAAAGCTTATGTACAAGATGTTCATGACCATATTAGAAAATTAACATTATCGATTTTTGGAGTGATACTTAATTCAGACTTGAGTGAAAGTGAATACAACCTAGCAGCAAAAATTTATAGAGATATCAAAGATTATTATTTATACATCTATGAAAAGAGAGTTTCAGAATTAACTATCGATGATTTCGAATAAAGGAGGAACTACAAATGAAACTACTAAGAAGGCTATTCAATAAAAAACATGAAAACTTAATTGACGTGTGGCATGGAAATCAATGGTTAAAAGTGAAAGAAAGCAAATTAAAAAAATATAAAGTGGTCTCGGATAGAGAAGGTAAGAAATATCTAATTAAATAAGCGCACTTAATTAGTGCAAGTAATCAAGTGCGCTATTGCCTTACAATCCTAAATCTTTTCTGCTTTTTTCTTCTTCTTGTAATCCCAATAACACAGAAGAGTAAATGCTGAAATAGTCACGAGCAACGCTATCTTTAGCGAATGCAATTACGTCATCACCGGCTTCTTGCCATTCGTTATGAAGCTTATGTCTATCTAGAGCTCTAGGTAATAGCGAGATTGTAATATCGTGAGCAATTTTCTCTAAATCCATAAATTTCACCTCCTTCCACTGGGAGATAACTAAATTATATAACAAACAATTTAAAGGAGGAACGACAAATACAAGCTCAAAACAAAAAAGTCATCTATTACTACTATGACGAAGAAGGTAATAGACGACCAATAGATATTCAAATTAATGACGGATATGAACTGATGGTCCAATCTCATTTCATCAACGATACCATTGAAGAAATACCATACTTAAATAATAACTTATATGCATTGGTTGATGGTTATGAATTTAAGTTAAGTTAAATTTTTGAGAAAGATATTGAAAAGCTAATTTTCCCATAAGGTTAAGAGGCATACTGGATGTTTTGTTAACGACTCTTTTAACTTCGTTCCAAGTTTTTATTGTCTCTAATATTATCGTTGAAATTATGTCGAGTAAGTGGTTCACCTATTTTCTTATTAGATTCTATTTCTAAGAGCAAGAGTCTAACGCAATCGTGGTTAAGTTTCATCCTATCACCTCCTTAACAGGAGTATAGCAGTAAGGATCATAAACATCTTAAAAGGAGGAATAACAAATGAACATTCAAGAAGCAACTAAGATAGCTACAAAAAATCTTGTCTCTATGACACGGAAAGATTGGAAAGAAAGTCATCGAACTAAGATATTACCAACAAATGATAGTTTTTTACAATGCATCATTTCAAATAGCGATGGGACAAACCTTATCAGATATTGGCAACCTTCAGCCGATGACCTCATGGCAAATGATTGGGAAGTTATAAACCCAACTAGAGACCAGGAATTATTGAAGCAATTTTAGAAATGCTATCAATGATACTTTTTAAATTGTTTTTAAACTCATTTTCAAAGTAAACAACAGTCTTGTCTGAAATTGTTACATGATAAATAGTGTTACTAGCATACACGCCGTTTAGGAACCCAGAGTTTTTAAGTTTATTTAAATCGTATTTTACATCTTCGAAATGTAGTTTTTGAAAATACTTTGTATGTATATCTTTAGCACTTCCAAAATTATTGCAGGTTAATTTAACCGAACCTAACTTTACACATTCTAAATAATCTTTGTAGAGTACGGACAAGATATATTGTTGGTCTTTAGTAAGTGTATCAAATTCATCAGATATCAAGGGCATGTTATCACCTCCTTAGGTTGATAACAACATTATACACGAAAGGAGCATAAACAAATGAACACAAGATCAGAAGGATTGCGTATAGGCGTCCCACAAGTTTCTAGCAAAGCTGATGCTTCTTCATCCTATTTAACGGAAAAGGAACGTAACTTAGGAGCGGAAATATTAGAGCTTATTAAAAAAAGTGATTACAGCTACTTAGAAATAAACAAAGTTCTCTATGCATTAGATAGAGAACTTCAATACAGGGCGAATAATAACAAACTTTAACATTTATCTAAAGGAGTGATAGAGATGCCAAAAATCATAATACCACCAACACCAGAAAACACATATAGAGGCGAAGAAAAATTTGTGAAAAAGTTATACGCAACACCTACACAAATCCATCAATTGTTTGGAGTATGTAGAAGTACAGTATACAACTGGTTGAAATATTACCGCAAAGATAATTTAGGTGTAGAAAATTTATACATTGATTATTCAGCAACAGGCACTCTGATTAATATTTCTAAATTAGAAGAGTATTTGATCAGAAAGCATAAAAAATGGTATTAGGAGGATTATCAAATGAGCGACACATATAAAAGCTATCTATTAGCAGTATTATGCTTCACAGTCTTAGCGATTTTACTCATGCCGTTTCTATACTTCACTACAGCATGGTCAATTGCGGGATTCGCAAGTATCGCAACATTCATATTTTATAAGGAATACTTTTATGGAGAATAAAAAAACTGCTACTTGTTGGAGCAAGTAACAGTGCAAGATGAGCAATTGTCTTAAATAATTATATAAGGAGTTATTAATATGACCTTACAACAAAAAATACTATCACATTTTGCAACATATGACAATTTCAATCCTGATGATGTAGTTGAAGTTTTTGGAGTATCGAAAACACATGCAAAATCCACACTTTCGAGACTTAAGAAAAAAGGAAAGGTTGAAATGGAAAGTTGGGGAAAATGGCGTGTTATCGAAGCACAATTACATTTAACTGTTGTAGAACGTAAGAAAGAGATATTAGAAGAACAATTCGAGTTATTGGCAAGATTAAACGAACAAAGTGATGACCCTAGAGAAATAGAAGAACGCATCAAGTTAATGATTCGTTTAGCCAACCAATTTTAAGGAGGAGTTAATCAATGGCAATATTAGAAGGTATTTTTGAAGAATTAAAACTATTAAATAAGAATTTACGTGTGCTAAATACTGAACTATCAACTGTAGATTCATCAATTGTACAAGAGAAAGTTAAAGAAGCACCAATGCCAAAAGATGAAACAGCTCAACTGGAATCAGTTGAAGAAGTTAAGGAAACTTCTGCTGATTTAACTAAAGATTATGTTTTATCAGTAGGAAAAGAGTTCCTTAAAAAAGCAGATACTTCTGATAAGAAAGAATTTAGAAATAAACTTAACGAACTTGGTGCGGATAAGCTATCTACTATCAAAGAAGAGCATTATGAAAAAATTGTTGATTTTATGAATGCGAGAATAAATGCATGAAGCTAGATCACTCAAATAGAGCTCATGCAAAGCTTAGTGCAAGTGGTGCGAAACAATGGCTAAACTGCCCACCGAGTATTAAGGCAAGTGAAGGTATTGCAGATAAAAGTTCAGTTTTTGCTGAAGAAGGTACATTCGCCCATGAATTAAGTGAGTTATATTTCAGTCTTAAATATGAAGGCCTAACACAGTTTGAGTTTAATAAAGCTTTTCAAAATTATAAGCGAAATCAATATTACAGTGAAGAGTTGCGTGAATATGTTGAAGAGTATGTAGCTAATGTAGAAGAAAAATATAACGAAGCTTTGAGTAGGGATAATGATGTAATAGCTTTATTTGAAACAAAATTGGATTTAGGTAAATACGTCCCTGAATCTTTTGGTACTGGTGATGTCATTATATTTTCAGGTGGTGTACTTGAAATTATTGACCTTAAATACGGTAAAGGCATTGAAGTTTCAGCTATAGATAATCCTCAACTTAGATTATATGGCTTGGGCGCATATGAACTGCTTAGTTTAATGTATGACATTCATACAGTTCGCATGACTATCATACAACCACGAATAGATAACTTTTCTACTGAAGAGTTACCAATATCAAGATTACTTCAATGGGGAACCGATTTTGTTAAACCATTAGCCAGACTTGCTTATAACGGTGAAGGTGAGTTTAAAGCAGGTAGTCATTGTAGATTCTGTAAGATAAAGCATTCATGTAGAACACGTGCAGAATACATGCAAAATGTGCCTCAAAAGCCACCACATTTGTTAAGTGATGAAGAGATTGCAGAACTTTTATATAAACTGCCTGATATCAAAAAATGGGCTGATGAAGTAGAACATTATGCGTTAGATCAAGCGAAAGAAAATGATAAAAACTATCCTGGGTGGAAGCTTGTAGAAGGTCGTTCGCGAAGAGTGATAACTGATACAAAAGCAACGCTTGAAAAGTTAGTTGAAGCGGGTTATAAACCTGAAGATATTACAGAAACCAAGTTACTTAGTATTACGAATTTAGAAAAATTAATTGGTAAAAAAGCATTTTCTAAAATTACAGAGGGCTTTATAGAAAAGCCGCAAGGTAAATTAACACTTGCTACCGAGTCGGATAAACGACCAGCTATAAAGCAATCTGCTGAAGATGATTTTGACAAACTATAAAAATTAAAAAGGACGGTATATAAACATGAAAGCAAAAGTATTAAATAAAACTAAAGTGATTACAGGAAAAGTAAGAGCATCATATGCACATATTTTTGAACCTCACAGTATGCAAGAAGGGCAAGAAGCAAAGTATTCAATCAGTTTAATCATTCCTAAATCAGATACAAGTACGATAAAAGCCATTGAACAAGCTATAGAAGCTGCTAAAGAAGAAGGAAAAGTTAGTAAATTTGGAGGCAAAGTTCCTGCAAATCTGAAACTCCCATTACGTGATGGAGATACTGAAAGAGAAGATGATGTAAATTATCAAGACGCTTATTTTATTAACGCATCAAGCAAACAAGCACCTGGTATTATTGACCAAAACAAAATTAGATTAACGGATTCTGGAACTGTTGTAAGTGGTGATTATATTAGAGCTTCAATTAATCTATTTCCTTTCAACACAAATGGTAATAAGGGTATCGCAGTTGGATTGAACAACATTCAACTTGTAGAAAAAGGCGAACCTCTTGGCGGTGCAAGTGCAGCAGAAGATGATTTCGATGAATTAGACACTGATGATGAGGATTTCTTATAAGTCAATAGGTGGGGTTTTAGCCCCACTTTAATTTTAAAGAAATTGAGGTGTCAAGAATTTGAGATTTATGAATATAGATATTGAAACATATAGCAGTAATGATATTTCGAAATGTGGTGCCTATAAATACACAGAAGCTGAAGATTTCGAAATCTTAATTATAGCTTATTCAATAGATGGTGGAGCGATTAGTGCGATTGACATGACTAAAGTAGATAATGAGCCTTTCCACGCTGATTTTGAGACGTTTAAAATTGCTCTTTTTGATCCTGCTGTAAAAAAGTATGCATTCAATGCTAATTTCGAAAGAACTTGTCTTGCTAAACATTTTAATAAACAGATGCCACCTGAAGAATGGATTTGCACAATGGTTAATTCAATGCGTATTGGCTTACCTGCTTCGCTTGATAAAGTTGGAGAAGTTTTAAGACTACAAAACCAAAAAGATAAAGCAGGTAAAAATTTAATTCGTTATTTCTCTATACCTTGTAAACCAACAAAAGTTAATGGAGGAAGAACAAGAAACTTGCCTGAACATGATCTTGAAAAATGGCAACAATTTATAGATTACTGTATTCGAGATGTAGAAGTAGAAATGACGATTGCTCATAAAATTAAAGACTTTCCAGTAACTGCAATTGAACAAGCATATTGGGTTTTTGACCAACATATAAACGACAGAGGTATTAAGCTTTCTAAATCATTGATGTTAGGAGCTAATGTGCTCGATAAGCAGAGTAAAGAAGAATTGCTTAAACAAGCTAAACATATAACAGGTTTAGAAAATCCTAATAGTCCTACACAGTTATTGGCTTGGTTAAAGGATGAACAAGGATTAGATATACCTAATTTACAAAAGAAAACGGTTCAGGAGTACTTAAAAGAAGCAACAGGAAAAGCTAAAAAAATGCTAGAAATTAGATTGCAAATGTCTAAAACCAGTGTGAAAAAATACAACAAAATGCATGACATGATGTGCAGTGATGAACGGGTAAGAGGTCTGTTTCAATTTTACGGTGCCGGTACTGGAAGATGGGCAGGTAGAGGTGTACAACTTCAGAATTTAACAAAGCATTATATTTCAGATACTGAATTAGAAATAGCAAGAGATCTTATTAAAGAACAACGTTTTGACGATTTAGATTTATTACTCAATGTTCATCCTCAAGACTTATTAAGTCAATTAGTTAGGACGACATTTACTGCTGAAGAAGGTAATGAACTAGCAGTAAGTGATTTTTCTGCAATAGAGGCAAGAGTCATAGCATGGTATGCAAAAGAACAATGGCGTTTAGATGTGTTCAACACACACGGAAAGATATATGAAGCATCGGCTTCTCAAATGTTTAATGTACCGGTAGAAAGCATAACTAAAGGCGACCCTCTCAGACAAAAAGGAAAAGTGTCCGAATTAGCTTTAGGCTATCAAGGTGGCGCTGGAGCTTTAAAAGCAATGGGTGCATTGGAAATGGGCATTGAAGAAAACGAGTTACAAGGTTTAGTTGATAGTTGGCGTAACGCAAATCCTAACATAGTTAATTTTTGGAAGGCTTGCCAAGAGGCTGCAATTAATACTGTAAAATCCCGAAAGACGCATCATACACATGGACTTAGATTTTATATGAAAAAAGGTTTTCTAATGATTGAATTGCCTAGTGGAAGAGCTTTAGCTTATCCGAAAGCTTCAGTTGGTGAAAATAGTTGGGGTAGTCAAGTTGTTGAATTTATGGGCTTAGATCTTAACCGTAAATGGTCAAAGTTAAAAACGTATGGTGGGAAGTTAGTCGAGAATATTGTTCAAGCAACTGCAAGGGATTTACTTGCGATTTCTATAGCAAGGCTTGAAGCATCAGGTTTTAAAATAGTTGGTCATGTCCATGATGAAGTAATTGTAGAAATACCTAGAGGTTCAAATGGACTTAAGGAAATCGAAACTATCATGAATAAGCCGGTTGAATGGGCAGAAGGTTTAAATTTGAATAGCGACGGATTTACATCACCCTTCTATATGAAGGATTAGGAGGATAGATTATGACAATAAAGGAATTAGAAGAGAAGTTTAACATCTCTCGATATTTTGTTGTAAAGCATGATAGGGATTGGGAAACAGGTGAAATTATTGACACTTGTATTGTTTTAGATGAATATGCGGACCATATCAACATAGAAGTTGAGGAAGTGATCTAATGCAACAACAAGCATATATAAATGCAACGATTGATATAAGGATACCTACAGAAGTTGAATATCAGCATTTTGATGATGTGGATGATGAAAAAGATGCGCTGGCAAAGCGCTTAGATGACAATCCGAATGAATTACTAAAGTATGACAACATAACAATAAGACATGCATATATAGAGGTGGAATAAATGAGTATCGTAAAGATTAACGGTAAACCATATAAATTTACCGAACATGAAAATGAATTGATAAAAAAGAATGGTTTAACTCCAGGAATGGTTGCAAAAAGAGTACGAGGTGGCTGGGCGTTGTTAGAAGCCTTACATGCACCTTATGGTATGCGCTTAGCTGAGTATAAAGAAATCGTGTTATCCAAAATCATGGAACAAGCTAGACTCGAACGCAAATTGGAAAGAGAGCGAAAGAGAGAGGCTGAGCTAAGAAGAAAGAAGCCACATTTGTTTAATGTACCTCAAAAACATTCACGTGATCCGTACTGGTTCGATGTCACTTATAACCAAATGTTCAAGAAATGGAGTGAAGCATAATGAGCATAATCAGTAACAGAAAAGTAGATATGAACGAAATACAAGACAATGTTAAGCAACCAGCGCACTACACATACGGCGACATTGAAATTATAGATTTTATTGAACAAGTTACGGCACAGTACCCACCACAATTAGCATTCGCAATAGGTAATGCAATCAAATACTTGTCAAGAGCGCCGTTAAAAAACGGACACGAGGATTTAGCAAAGGCGAAGTTTTACGTCCAAAGAGCTTTTGATTTGTGGGAGGGTTAACTATGGCAACTCAAAAACAAGTTGAATATGTGATGTCATTACAGGAACAACTGGAATTGGAAGACTGCGAAAAATATACAGACGAACAAATTAAAGCAATGAGTCATAAAGAAGTTAGCAATGTGATTGAAAACTATAAGACAAGCATAAGGAACGAAGAGCTATATGATGAATGCATGTCGTTTGGTCTACCTAATTGTTAAAAGGAGTGATGACTATGACAGATAACGCACGCAAAGAATACCTAAATCAATTCTTTGGATCTAAGAGATATCTGTATCAGGATAACGAAGGAGTGGCACATATCCATGTAGTAAACAGCACTTATTACTTTCACGGGCATATCGTACCAGGTTGGCAAGGCGTTAAAAAGACATTTGATACTGCTGAAGAGCTCGAAATATATATAAAGCAACATGGTTTGGAATACGAGGAACAGAAGCAACTAACTTTATTTTAGAGGAGATATAAACAATAAAATTTTATGGAGGAAGACACTAATGAATAACCGCGAACAAATTGAACAATCAGTGATCAGTGCTAGTGCGTATAACGGCAATGACACAGAGGGATTGCTAAAAGAGATTGAGGACGTGTATAAGAAAGCACAAGCGTTTGATGAAATACTTGAGGGTTTACCTAATGCTATGCAAGATGCACTCAAAGAAGA